AACCCAGCCCCTGCCTTCTCTCAAAGTTTTGCTTTTATACTTCCACGGCATAATTATCTCCTATCGTGCATTAGCAAATTTGAAGGGGGCTTCGGCAAAGGCGAGGTATATAAATGTAGCCCCATTTGCATTTAAAGTTCCTTGCGTAGACCTTATTTTGAATCCGTTACTTAAAATATCAAAAGACTCCGTATTTGTTTCACTATTACTCAAATTCGGCCTGAGAAGGTCTTCAGCAACATTAAATGTGTCTCTTGTTGTGTCATAAATCGTCCAATCATTGCCTGAGCTTGAACTTTTCTTTTGCATAATCCAAGCTGGCCTAAATCCTGTGAAAACAAAAGTACCATCTGAGCTACCGTTTCCAACATAGCTGCCAACGGCTGAGTAGCCGGCAACACTGTGAAAACAATACGCTATAAAAGTAGTAGCGGATTTATTAACATTATCAGCGGTTCCAACAGAAAATACACTGGATGTAGGTGCAGTATCGTTCCAATATATATTGCTATCAACTGCGTCATCTGTTTTGTTTAAGAAAATATAATCTGTTTCTGCATCACTAGCTATCCCCGAATGATAAATCGCCCAGCTTCTACCTGATGTGCTGCGACCTTTAGTAATAATCATTTCAGGCGCAGCACTAGACAGGCCGTGACCTACGGTTGCATTAGAACCTGTCCCTGTATAAGCAACTATGCTAAATCCAGCGGCAGTATTAGCCGATACGCTTGACGTTATGCTTCCATCAGAATTACTTGATGCGCTACCTCCAGCCTTCCAACACCAAGTAACAATTCCGTGAGTATTACCATTCACAGATGTATTAGTGCCTATAGTAAAACCATCACTATCAAATGAGGTAAGATGTGTTGTTGTGGCTTCAGGATTTGTTAGAGTTGAGTAAAGTAATTTGTCATTGCCACGCACACTATCGAATAGATTATGATGTTGTGTGGCATTACGATTCTTAAACCACAGCCAGTCGGCTTGAAACCCAACTCCGGTGATAGAACGTGCTGTTGCATTGCCAGTGTACAGCACCGTGTTGAAATTATCATCAGCCTGTTCGTCTTGTCCTGGGCCGATTGTTATATCTGGGAGGTTGGATGTGCAAAGAGCTAAAAAGCCAGTTGGGACTGCGTACTCAAACGTACCAATACCATTTTGATCTGCATTTGCTGACGCTACATCTTTACTATCCTGACCAAAATTTACTGAGTAGGTTTCATTATAGGAACCGCCTCTAGTTAAACATACAGTGAGTTCCGTGACAGCATTTGTAAAAACTGTGCTTACGTCCAAACCACCTGACCCAGCAGAAGGGTCACTGCTACCACGATATGTGCCATTTTTTGCAACATAGAATTTTTGATTATCAACATCTAAAGCAAATGAATAAATATCTCCGTTGCTTGTTGAATTGTTGCCTTGCGAGTTATAAGGACTAGATTGAGTTGAACCATCAACATCAACAGCTTGATTGTAGGTACTCATAAAAATACCTTTTGATTGGGCGACCTCATCAAACCCTAAACTAGCGTTCGACCCAAAACCAACATAAGCACCACCATCACTAGCATAAGAATCAACGTGAAGTTCCCAATACCATTTACCACTTGATGGTATTGAGATTGTGCCGTGAATACCCGTATTGTTTGTAGAGGTTGCTATCGTAAGATTACCTTCTGAAAGTGTACCAAGAGTGCCATACGCTAATGGATTCAATGTAGCAAAATTATTAGTCGGGCTGTCTGGCAAGATATCTGATGCTTGTATGTTATAAGCCTCAAAATTATTACTCCCAGCTTGGTCTGCAAATGCGTCAGGATCAGAACCATTGTCTGTAAAACTAGAAGATGAAAATGTTAAATGATATCCAGCAGTTCCATGCGATAAACCAGAAGCATCTATTGCTACATAAATTCCGTCTTTCGTTTCGGCAAAACTACTTGGAGTTAATTGTTGTCCATCAATTAAGTGTACTTCTGCTAATAGTCCATCAAAACAGCTAAAAGCATTTGTTGCGGCATAACCAATGTGATGCGCAGCACCAAAATTCATATTACTAGATAAATTTAAATTTGGATAAATGCTATTTGAACTTACTTGAACAAGTGTTTGCTCAACGCCATTTACATAAAGATTTACTCTATCCGCCTCTGTAGATTGTGTTGAATCAAAAGCATACAAAATATGATACCATGCTGATACATCACGAAAAACCGCTTCTGTTTTATGAACAAACCTATTTGAACTACTGTTTCTTTCTTGTGCAAAAAGCACATCATCAGCAGTAAAATAAAGAGCAAAAGAACTTCCTGAAGTTCCTTCAGAAAAAATAGCTTGCAATGTACCTAAATTGCCTCTTTTGACCCACCCACTCCAAGTCCATTTTTGTCTATCACCAGCACTAATATCGTGATAAAGATAATGATTTGTCACATCATTAAATCGTAAAGACTGGTCAATCGTGTGTGGGTAAAACCCAGTGCTAGGGTTTGTGAACCATTTATCTGGACTAAACATTATGCAAAAGCCAACTGTGGTGCGCCAAGTAAAATGCTATTATCTGCTTTGACAATGTAAGGTAAAACATCATAGGCATTGTTGGCAGATGATAAGTCTATACTACCGCCGCCACCCGGCTTTTCGTAATCACCATGCAACGACAGCGTTGCAGCAGAACCACTTGACGGCTGGATAAGTATTATAACACCTGTCTGTCCAATCTGGCTGCCCTCGGTAGTTGGCGCATCAAGAGTGTTAGAACCGGATGCCAATGTAATTATAAAGTTTTGGTATGTATCAAAGTCAAGCACACCGCTAGTTGCTGATAGTGCCGCTGTATAGGTGCTTGGCACTTGCGCTTTTGTAAAAGTGCTTTGTGCATTTGTTGCTACAATATTTGCGGAAGCTAAACCAGTAAGCTGTGACGCTGCTATGCTTTTATTTGTCAGTGTCTGGGTTGCCACAGTGCTAACCAGTTCACCATCGCCGCCCGGCGGCAGTGTCAGCGTATTCGTCACACTGGCAGAGTGCGGTTGTGCCTTAACAGTTTGACCATGACTGTTGCTCTCGCAATTAAACACCATAGTGCCGGGATTTGTATTACCTTTAAGAACCGTTTTACCAGTACCGTCTGGATTTAACTCAATATCAGCATTAGATGTGGTGACAATATCTTTGCCATTCATATCTAAATCACCGCCAAGTTGCGGTGTGGTATCATCAACTATATCAGCTACCCCACCACCAGCAGGGCCAGTTGCTCCTGTTGCGCCAGCAGGTATACCCAATGCTAAAGCTAATGCACCGCTGGCAGCTGTATATGTAGCTGTCGCTGTAGGTGTTGCGCCAGTTGATAAGCCGGATGCGGATATCGTTACAGTGTCGATCTTGCCCTCAGTGACCGTCAAATCGCCGCTGCCGTCAAAACTTAGTAGCTTGTTAGCTCGATCAGTAGCCGACGTTGTAAATTCAGACGTTGCAATCACGTTGGTCTGCGAGACTTTCAACGCCCGGCCTATAGCTTCATCATGTTGCTGTGAAATCATTGTCAGCCGGTCAAGCGCATCCTCATGGCTCTCAGCTGGGAACGGATCGTTGGCAACGTAGTCGGTGCCTTGGGTCAATGTAAGCTTGCGTAAGATCACGACAGTTTCGCCAGATGCCGGAATGTTGCCGGTAGTAAACGTCACGTTGCCGCCACTGTCCGTGCCGGCCCCGCTTACCGTGTAATGTGTGGTCAGCGTCTTGGTTGTTTCAACGCCAGCTGATGATCGGATGATTACGGTTAGATCCGCATCTGCGAATATCTTGAAGCCGTAGGCAAACGCGGCTGTGCTGCCGTTGCCAGAAAAGCTAGCGCGGTTTGTTGTGGTTGATACTGTCATTATTGAACTCCTGCTTTTTTCAGCGCATCACGCTCACTCAATCTGAGTTTTAAATCCTGATTGCCTGGCTGAGATAACAACACCGGCAATGCCGCCCGATAAAATCTTGCTTCAGCGTTTTTAATTATGCTTTTACGCCGATCATCGTCGGCAGCCGCGTAAAGGGGGTGCGCCATCAATACCTTTAGATAATCTCTGAACGTGTATACCGCCGGGCCTTGCTGCCTTTCACCTCTGGCTGTAACCATAGTTAGCGGCAAAGCCACATCGTTTTTGGCAATCCTAGTCAACTCGCCACGATTGCGCTCACTAAGCGACACGCCCATGATTTTCTTTTTGTCACGGCTCTCTGTCAGTGGCGCGCCTAGTCTAATCAGCTCACGGTGGTACGGTTCGATGTCTTTGCCATAAGCTATTTTAAATGGTGTCGTTGCGTTGAAAACAGACTCTACTGGGTTAATATCAAATCTAAGACCTTTTGGTTTTGGATTGCCTAGCATATCGTATTGAAACGCGTAATTTTCTTCTATCTTCTTTACATAGGGAATATTCATTACTTGCTGTTCCCAGCCCCATGCCACTTGCTCATAGAACATTTTTGACCAGCTGGCGTCTTGCCAGTTTTTTACAGTGCCAACCAGGCTATATGGAACTTTTGAATATGGGTTGTCCGTGTTTTGACTTTCCTTATAAAGTCGTTGTACATCTTCAACACTGTAGTATTGATAAGGCTGGTCAACTTTTTTGCTAACATTGTCGCCGGTCAGTTTTTCTACGTTTCTCACAACAGAAGAAAATGGCACAGGGAATATAGCGACTGTACCGCCCATGAAACCATCAGTTATCATGCTAGGATCTTCATATTGAAATGCTTTGTATATCGTGCCTATACCTTGCAGCATTGGCAAATCACGGAAATACTCCATCGTCGCCATCGTCGCCGCGCTTAACAAGTTTAGCCGGTCTTCTGGGTCAACAAACATTGTCTGATGCCGGGCTGTGCTAGCAGCTATGCCAATAAAGGCGCTAACGGGCTCTAGACCTTGATAACTAATGTATGTGAGCGGCCCGTTTGGCAAGCCTGTTTCTTTGTTATAAAGCGGCAACGGATCGCCATCAGCGTCCGTTGGAAAGTTATCACTGCGAAACACAAAGCTATATGGCTGCCACCCAGGCGGCAGCATTTTTTGCAGCTGTCTATCTGCTGGGTAAGATCCTGTCACACGGCCATTTAAGGCCATTTGATGGAAACCGTACATGGTCATGGTTCCCATAGCTAGTCTGCCATGAGCGCGATCTCTAGCTCGCGGCCCATTAAATCCTAAAATATTATCTCTGGTTTTGCTGGAGCCGGGGCTCATAAATAATACAGCTTGGATTAACGGGTGACCTTCTGCATTAATCTTAATTGTATTTGTTGGCGCTTTAGCAAACGGCATAGTCAACTTGCCAAACACATTTCCGCGAAACGCATTAGTAAATTTACCAATAACGCCATCGCCAAGATCGGTGGTCATGGTTGCGTATCGACCAGCTGCGTCCATTTCATCGCTGGCATACTTAGGATCGAGAATGACCATCATGGCGTCATCCATCGCCTCAGTGTCATCCCGGCCCATAGACTTTGATCTGCGATATGCGCGCACTGATTCTTCATACAGCGCGCCTCTTGATGCAATTGTTTTGAAAAAGTCATCGGCAAACATAAGACCGCGACCGGGCAACCTAATTACACGCCCCATAAAATCAACAGCATTGCCTACGGCATTATTGTCAATATTAAGGTTTTCTCTGTCTATTGCTCTGAAGGATGCACCCTCAACCTTTTGCAATGGATCAGCTGCTGATTCGTCAGCAAACCCTTTGGCGGCGACAGTCCAAGCATCGCCGAAAGACTGACCAAAACCATACACGCGCGCAAACACATCCTCAAAATGCACACCGTCTGGATCGGGATCACGTCCAATTAATCTGGCGCCAGTACGAAAAACTGTGCCTACACTCGCAGACATAAGGTCGGTCAACACGTTGTAGGTCATAAATAATGGTGTACCAAACGCGTTTTTAATTTGTGTTGTGGTGTTAGATAGCAAGCCATTCATGTAGACTTCCATCCACACGCCCTCTAGTTTTTGACTCCAAGCACCGGACACATATTTGTTTGCATTTGTCTGACCGCCTTCTTTTAAAGCGTCCAGATATCCTTGGGCCATTTTTTTAACAAGTTTATCACCGCCGGAGTCAGCCAGTATGGCATCCATCACATCAGCTGGCACCTGAGTGCCGACGGGTATTTTAAATGCTTGCATAGCTCTGGCAATCTCTGTCTGCGCGCCCTTAGCCTTCATTTGTATTCCGGCATGGATTGACATCTGCCGTCTAAAATCAATCATAGCTTTGGGGCTGGCCAGACCGCTTTGTATTTGTATTGCCATATTTTCTAATTTAGCAGCAGATCGCTGTAACAAAATTCTAAGCGCCGTCATCTCTTCAGCATTTAAAGTTTTGCCTGACTGTTTGCGTAAAATGCTTCTAGTGAATCCAACTTCATCAGCAAGCAGCTCGCCAGCGCTTGCCAGCGTTTCTGGGTTTGTACGGATGCCCCGCTTTTCTGCTTCTATGGGATTGGCAATAATTTCAGACATTGCGTTGACAACACGATTGATGTCCTCGCCACCTTCAAAATTTTCAAAATTAAAATCAATACCGGTTTCATCAACAAGACCGGGCTCAGTAGCAATACGGATTAAATCATCAGCATCACCAGCGTCAGCTATAGCCGTTTCGCTTCTTGCCACAGTATCAAGTGGGCTTTGTGCCAACTGTGCTTTTCTGGTGACCTGTTCATTGCTAAGGGGCTCTGGATCAGCTGGCCCAAACAAATCCGGCTGTTCTGCAAGCTCACGCTGTGTTGGCTGTGCAATAGCAACTCTAGCATCACCGCCACTTGCCGCTAAGCGTTGTTGACCTTCTGGTGATAGCGCATCTTTTGCCAGCGCCTCTTGTGTTGCTTGCCTTGTTGTGCCTTCTGGCGCAATGCCCTCAGTAATAGGCTCAGCAACGCGGCCAGCTGCAATCGGATCAGGAGCCGGAACAGTTGTTGGATCGCCACCTTCTGCTTTAACGCGAGCTTGCTCTTGTTTTTGTTTTGCTAAAGCTTCAGCTTGCTTTGCCGCTTCATCTGCTTTCAGCGCTTCTTTTGCTTTGCCGGGTGCAGCTTTTGCGGCTTGTTGCAAAAGTTTACTTAACCCGCCGGCAAGCATAATGCCTTCGTCTACTTGCGGTCTGGTATCAGCTAATTGCGTCACGCCACCAGTGCGTAGCGCACGGGCTGCCTGTTGTCCTGGTGTTGCCATGAAAACTCCAAAGAAAAAGGCGCCCCAAAAGGACGCCCATCTTATATATTTCTACTATAATTTAGATGCGTTGGCTACACGGTTTGTGTAGGCCGTTTGTAACTGCCGGTTACATACAGATCTTGGCTAGTTTGCCCAGAACGATTAGCCGCTATCTGGCGGTCTAATTGTTTGACCATTTTGCTGTCCTTGCCGTGCTTGGCTAGCATCTCTTCGCGCAACTGTTCCAAAGTCTTCATAACTTGTTGCTCCTACAACATAATCAATATCCGGGTTAGCATACACTTTAGTGTCGTAAAACACAACGTCTGCATATGTAACGCCGTCAATTGCCAAAATTTCTTCCATAGCGTCGGCGTAAACTTTTTGTGCCTCTTCCATAATATTGGACAAATTTGGATCTTTAGCTGTTCCGGCAAATTCTGGAATGTATTGGAAACGTACTCCGACTAATCCAGCTGTTTCATCTGTGCCGCCAGCTTGAACATCAACCCTGTCACCTTGTCGAGCATCAGTAATGTATGTAAATCCATCAATATTATCATCGCCAATTTTATATTTTTTCAGTATCTGAGTTACCTGTTGTGCGAAATCTACCCCCTGTCTATCTCTAAAATAAATTTCGCCACCTGGCCTTGCATTTGCTGTGCCAGGCGCAACAACTTTTGAAATAAATACGGCGTCCTGGTTATATTTTTTACCAGCCTCAATCAATGACCTTGTCATTTCTGTAGGATCAAAATCAACTTGGGTGACAACCTCAAAATTTAAAGATCTTTCAAGATCACCCATAAACTCACCGTAAGTGTTGTTTGCTTGGGCTCCGATCATTTTATCGTCTTTTAACACCGGCTCTAGCACCTCTTGCGCCAACTCATTTTGTTCGATGTTTGTTGGCACCATGCCGGGGCGTTCTCTAGAAATACCAGCAGTAAAGCGCTGTGGTGCGCCTTCTAAGGTAGCTAGCTCTGCCTGGGCATCTGCTATTTGCTGTGGGGTACTGCCTTTTTTGTTGATGATTGATCTAAGTTGTGCAACCCGGCTTCTATCAGCTGAGCCACCATAGACTGATTCATAATCTAATGACCCACCTTCGCCGGCCTTGGTTGTCCAGCCATTCTTTGTCCACTTTTCTTTTTCTAAGAACCAGACAACGGCTTGCAAATCATCTGGGCCAATATCGCCTAGTTCTGGATTTACCTCTCTTATAATACCGCTTGCATTAAGTTCTGACGCCGCTTCGTTAAACACTTCTTGTCCAAAACCAAACTCTGCACCTATTTGCGGATCATCAAATGTTGATTTTGTTAAATGCTTGCCGGACACAGCTTTTTCTGCTGGTGGTGGGATGCGCGGTAGCCCAGCTGCGTCACGCAAATATCTAGCCGCCCACACATCTATGGTTGCCTCATTACCAAAGCCAATTAGATTGCCGGTAAAGTTTATGGTTTTTGGCGCTTTGTCTTTTTTGATTTGTCTAAACATATCAAGCAGCGCTGTTGTGGCCGCTGGACTGTTTGCACCAAATAATTTGCCAGAGGCTTTGGTAATTAATTTAAACGGGCTGTTTTCATCTTTGTGCAGTTTGTTCAGTTCTTTTGATCCCATAGGATCTCCAGATTCTGCACGGGCTGTGTACAAAGCTATCTCTTCATCAAACTCACCTCTTGTAAAGCCACGCAAAACCTGTAGTGCATTTTCAAAATTTTGTTGCACATTGGTTTGTGCAGACGTCGCGCCAATGATGTCTGCAAAAACATCAGCCAAGCCTCCAAACTCTTGTCGCAACCGGGTACGCATTGACCTGTACCAGTTAGCCTGATTGATGATTTCTATGGCATCTTGATCGCCGTTTTTGGCTCGCTCGACAACTGCCGCCACATCTGACGTCATTGTGTCTACCAAGTTTTGTTTGTGTGCCGCTAGCTGTGCTTTGCCGGCTGGGCCTTTCAGTTTTTCTCCTGGGGGGATATGAAACGCGTATGCCGGTTGCTGCCACCTTATCTCAAGATTACCGTCGTCATCTACTTTAAATGTCGGGTTGCGCTTTGCCGGGTCTTTTAAGTTTTCGCCTGTTTGCACATTGATGGGCAGCCATCCATCTTCGGGCGCATACTCATTTTTAATTCTTTCAACTTCTGTCACAACCTCATTTAAAGTTGCTGGAGCTGTGCCTTCTTTTGGTTTTTGTGTAGCTATGTCTTGTTTAATTACATCGCGCTCATTTCTTGTAACTTTTAGAACCCGCTTTAAAGCTTGCGTTGGGCTGCCTTCAGCTTCGCTTGGCACCACAGCTGTTGCGCCGGTAGCCGTGGCTATTGTGTTTGCGGCCATTCTTAATGCTGTAGGATTGTTCTTAATAGCCCGTAATGTAGCGACAACACCATCAAATGCTGCGCCAACAATGCCACCTTGCGCCGCCAGCCCCAAACGACTTTGCAACCGTTCTATGGCGGTATCTTCTTCTTGTGGATCTACAGTTAAGAACTCAACAGCTTGCGGTAATATTTCAAGATCAATTAATGGTCGGATGAAACCGCCTTCGTCTGGATCAAAAAAACCGCCCTCCGCGCCAGCTGATCTTAGCGTAAGACGCAAAGGTGTAGCAGCTCCAAGCCCTGGCGTCATTGCCATGCCAGTGCCAAACTGAATAAAATCTCGGACAAGACTGCCTACAAAACTTTCTGGCTCTGGTATATCTGGTAACCTCGATTTAGGCACTGTTGTTTTTATCTGCTTTCCAACTAACGCACTTGCCGGCCCCATCAAACCAGACTCTAACAAATCCATACCGGTTTCAGCGCCAGCTTTAGCCGCATCAACAACGCCACCAACAACAGTGCCTTTTAATTCATCAGCAACCTGTTGGCCAGCTTGCTCAAGCTCGCTGATAGGCGTTCCCCTTAATTGCATTTCTGGCTCAGGCTTTTTGATAGAGCCAAGCAGATATCGCTGTGCATCAGCTGCGTCGTAGGCGTTAAGCTGTTCTGTTTCGTAATCCAATGCTAGTTTCCTAAAAATTGTTCATTTGCTTCGATTGTATTAACCACACCAATCGCTAAAATATTTCCAGGATCACTGGGTGGAATATTGTTTGCCGGGTCACCAAAGAGTAGGCCATCTAAAAATATTTTTGCACCTTCGATATCTGTCGGCAAACCGGGTATAAGTTGTGATTGCGATTGTAAATAAGATGTCATCGCTCTTGTCATTGTTCTGCGTATTTTTTCATTATTTTCTGTTAAAATGGAGCGCGCTTTATCAATAATTTTTTCATAGCTTGAGCCTTTGCCGTCACTTTCAAGCCAAGTTATCAATTCTTTTTCGCTCTGTGCATAAAGACGATCGGCTGCGTCCCCTAGCGCGTTTGTTGTGTCTTTCAATTCATTATAATTCAAATCAGCCGCTATAAGATTTTTTGCTTGAGTTATACCTTCCCGTTGTTCTGAAATCACTAAATTTAAATATTTGTCATAATCAGCCCGGCTTAATTCATCTATCAAGTTGTTAACAAGATCCAATGTGAGCGTATTATTCAGATCGGCTGTGCGTAATATTTTGACAGCATTTTTGGTGGTTTTAACATCAGTGCCGGCTGAAGTTTTTTGTATGCCTAACCGTTTTTCGGCAGCGGTTCGTTGCGCGTCTGTATAAAAATCATCGGCTAGCAATTCTTTGTGCAGCGCTTTTGCGGCGGTCATAGCTTCTTCGTTGGTCGGATCTACGTTAATGATTGTCTGAAAATTCTTTTTGTTTTCTTCGTCTGCTTCTTCTTCTGCAGCTTCTTCTGCTTCCCGGCGCTCTGTGTCTATTTTATTTCCTAGAGTAAACATATCACTAATTAGTTTGACTTGATCCCCTGCATCCATTTGACCGATCACAGATTTTATCACTGGATCTTGTATGTCGCCTTCAGCAATTTGTAAGACAACCGCTTCAGCAGATGGCGCCCCTGTCATCAAGCCCATAACCGTTTGACGCACCGTGTCATCAGCTGCCTCACGCTTTCTTGTTTCGCCCTCATCAGGGGTGATGGTGTTGTTGGCGACAGCTTTGTTAATATCATCAACCAGATCTGTATAAGCGGTTGTCCGTTCCTGCACAGAGCGGCCACGCACATCACCCGCAATATTAACACGCTTGTTTGTGTTGCTCTCAAGTATAGCGGCGTCGGCTTTCTGGGCGCGCTCTCGCGTGTCCACAAGAGCTGCTCTAGAAAGTTTTACAGCTTCAAATTCCTTAATATATCCATTTTGAGCCATAGTCTCATAATGACCCGGAATATTTTTTGATGGATCACCAAACAGTTTTTCTCGCGCAATATCTCGCTGCGCTTGATTGCCCATCACAATATCATCCATCAGCTCGTCAGCAATGCGGAACCCATTAGCCTTGTTTTGATCAATTAGACGATTACGGGCGTCTTGATTGACGTTGATCGTAAATGAGTTAAGACTAGTACGGGCGCTTTTTTCAAACGCCCGGCGCACACGTTTGTCAGTTATGTTAGCTAAAATGTCATTGATTTTTTGTTGGCCGAGGTCTGAAAAATTTTGAGTGCCTTTATTTGGCTGACTGAAAAGCACGTCGTTTGGTTTGCGTGTTTTTTGCTGTTGCTCTAACTGTTGTAGCTCTTGTTTCAGCTCAAACTCAGCATCGTCTAGCTCAGACTGTCTTTTGATCTTTTGCTCTTCAGCGTAATAATCGACCGCTATTTTTTCGGCTGATGCAAACAGATCGGCAGTAGCGCGTAGCCCAGCAGATAAAGCGCCGGGGTTGGCTTGAACACTAAACATGGTGGCGCCAGTTTTTTCAGTTCTGGCAGTTTGTTGCCGGTATGTTGGTACTTTCATCTATGCACCCGCTATCGCTGTGGCTGTTTGCATTAGGCTTTGAGCGGCTCTAGCCTTGCCCCGTGTAGCGGCAGCCTTGCCGTACATTCTGTTGAGCTGGCCTTGCAATCGTGACTCAACGCCTTTCTCGCGCAGGGTTTGAGCGCCAACAGCCGCATTGTATCTGCGTGTTTCGATCTCAGCGTCGGCCTCTTGTGCATTGGCTAGCGCTACTTTGAGCGGTGTGCCTTCTTCAGCGATCCAACCATTATAACGGTATGCCTGTTGTGTGGCGTCTTGTAGATCTTGGAAATCTTCACGGAACTGAACAATCTGTTGTTCTTCTGTAAATATCAGCTGTGCCGCTTCCTGATCTGCCGCCTTGGCGTTACGCTCATTCACATCAGCATTAAAATTATATGCCGCCTGTTCTTGTTGACCAGCCTGATACTCAAACAAAAATGCCATTTATGTTACCTTTGCTATCCTGATGTAGTCTGCTTGCTCCGGGCCGTACTTACGCATCAGCCCCTCTTCTTCAAATCCCATGAGCCGAGCAAAGCGCCTGGCTGCCGGCCAGTCTGCCTTGCATACGCCCTGCACCCGCCACAGTTTGTTTTGCTCTACAACCATGTCCATCACGTCTGTCTTGGCAAAACGTATAAATGGCCGGACGTTGTCATGTATCTTACTCGATGCAATAAACCACGCCTCGCCTACGCCCGGCCACATATCAACGATACCGCAACAACACAATATGTAGCCGTTCTCTATAAGCGTATATGACCAGCCCGGTTGCTGTAATGATTCCGCGTAGGATCTCATATAGCCTATGTTTTTGATTGCGCCATCGTTGAGGTCGCCATCCATTAGCTCATGCAAATGAGCTTCTTCGTAATCTAAAATCCTCACTGATCAAATGTAATTAGCCGTGGGAATATGCCGATTATGGTCAGCGGCAACGGCTGGTTCTGCTGAACAACCACAAAACCATCTGTATCAAACCCACCTCTAAACTCAATCTCTTTGTCACCCGTAAACAGCGGTATAGCTGTACTCATAGCCTGAGCGGATGATCTAAACGGTATGCGGTCAAGCTCGGTTTCCGAGCTACCCACAGTTACACCCACGGTGCGAAACAATCTCAACACAACCTCATGGATGCGCTTGGTTTTGCCTTGGGCTGTGCCTTCAGTGCCACCAGCCTCGATACGCATTGTCTGCAATGTTGAGTTATAATTCAATCCAATATGTGCTTTAGTTACAGCAAAGTCTAAGGTTATTGCACCAGAGCTGACGGTTTTATTTGGATGCGTGGCGCCGTTCGCCAGGATTGACACGACCTCGCCCTCTAAGTGATCAAGACCCGAAATGCTCGTAGCTGATGTGCCTGAGTATGTCAGGCCACTATCGATAAAGAACGCATCCTCAACATCATCACCAAAATCAAAGCTACTAAAATACTCAACATACCTTTTTGTCGATCCGTTGATTGTCCTCTGAACAATCAAATAGGTATCGTCCTCATTTATATCACCAGGTATCGTTGCTACGCTTTCTACCAATGCATGGGTCTGATCTGTGGTCGCAAGCCTCGTGGTGTCTGAGCTGACGACAGATAGAAACCCAGTAGGTGTTGGGTTTGTTTCTTCAATCGTTACAATCGCCGCCGCCGGGTTAGCTACGGTGAAATCAGCATGGGCGTTGATTGCGGTAAAGATATTGTCAGCAGTTGTGTTATTGTCTGTATTTGGCCGAAAGCCCAAAGATGATGACGGGTCTGAGCTGCCGGCTGTTTCTGATGTGAAAGTCACAGTCGTGCCATCACTTTTTGTAAATTTTAATGTAGTGCCGACGGCTATGTTAGCAAAATCACTGACTGTAACAGTGCAAGCGCCGGATCTGCCGCCAATGATATGTTCATGCCAGGCGATCACGTTTTCTTCGCGGCGATAGGTCATGCCAACAAACAAACCGTTTTCCAACACGCACCATACCACATTGTCCGGCTCTTGTTGGAGTGACATCTCTTTGATGCCGGTTTCGGTAATATGCTCGGCCAGCAAGGTCAGATCGGGCGCTTGATAGCTGTCGGTGTTCAGATCAAACACCAGCTCGCGCAGTTTACGCTTTGCACGTTGCACAAACAGCGTCACGTTGGCCACCTGGACGGGTTGGATGTCTGCCGACCCATATGTAGCCTGACGCTTCACAACGGCGTTTGTGGGGCTTAGAGGGGCGTCTTCTGAGCTTGTAACGACAAACTCACCGCCAGACGTACCAACCAGCAGCACACGGCCAGCCTGTAGGTATCTAATGATGTTGACCTGGTTTGATCCTAATGTATAGGTCAGCGCATCATCTGCATCTGTGCCGTCAGCGAAATCCTCAAAGCTGCCACCAACTGAAAAGAACAATGTCTGCGGCTGCTGTGTAGTTGATGCAAACACCAGACGCTGTTCATAGAACGCGACGGCTGATGGAAAGCCGGTGGTCGTTGAAAACGCACCGAGCGAAAACTCTGTGCTTGTCTCCAAGTCGCCCGTGATTGTCACACTGTCGCCGGCAGCTTCATCTGTTAGGTCAGCGCTCGGTGCCAGCAACAAAGTGTCTTCTGTCACTTTTACTATAATAGCTGACGTTTCATTATTGTTGCCGGTTGTAAATCCGGTGACGGTTACTTTTTGCCCAACCTTGAACCCTTGGGCAACAAACTGACCGGCGGTGTCCTGATACCGGTCATTATGTTCAAGCCCGGTCGATGATGGGTCACCCTCATGGGCTGATATAGTTGTCGCTGTATAGCTGGGCATCAATTCAGCCCGGCCATCTGCGTTTGTTTGCACGCTCGTTGCAACCACGGTGGCACTAGTAAAGCCAGTAATTTTGGTTACGCCGTCATGCAACTTGATCAGCCGGCCAACGTCGGTGCTTACAAATGTGCTAGCGCTAGCTGTGACATTCACAGTGCCGGTGCGGCCTGACGCGACTAGCGTGGTGGTGCTTGTGTTTTCGTCTTGGAACGGGCCACGCAAGAAATCAACCTCAGCTATCGTCCAAGCTGTGTGGCTGGTTCTGGTAATTTTGCGGGGTGCAAAGTCTGGATGCGCGACATACATAACGTCGGCGCTTTGCGTAAATTTTATTTTGGCAAGATCAGTGTGTGCGTAAGGTGTGGTGACCTCTATAGGATTGCTACTGCCATCGACAACTGTGCCGCCATCTTTGTGTATACGAAAATATTCGTCGCCAAATTCCAGAATATAGGTTTGCTCAACGTTGAACTCAAACGGGATCAGACGCACATTGTGAGCGCTGTTCTTGACCTCACGCACAAAGATAGTGCCAGGGCGCCGGCTGGCGCCGCCATGTGGATGCGTGATAAAGTTCTGTAGCTTCTTACAGCCGTTGAAATATTTTTGCAGATCAGTGCGGCCATCGAGCCTGGGGCTCAGCTCACCGGCTGTAAAATTAGTAAAGGCTGGTGACGCTTTGGCCATTAGAACCTCGCGTTGATAAAGGTATCAGCGGCGACTTGCCGGCTTTCAGTGACAACAGAGGTATTGATTTGATTGTCCTCAGTAGCGTCCACAAACCGAGCTTCGGTCAGTTTGGTTTGATATAGGCTATACATATTGGCCCCAAGCGCTGATGATCCGACCAGCGGGTAGGCAAGATCTGCCGCCAATGCGGCTGCAAGCGTCTCAATCAGCAACGTGTCATACTCATTTGGATCGACGACCCGGCCAATATAAATCATCTCAACCGTGCTTTCATTGCACAATAGCTTGCGACCTTCTATACGATACAAGATATTTGGATCGCTCAAACCTAGTACCCGCAAACAAAATGGATCAGTAGGCAATGTAAATTGTTGGGTAAACTCAAAGACAGGGGCTGTTGCATCAGGGGCTAGACTTACTCTGATGGTCAAGCTGTTCCAAGGATGGGCGCGGAAGGTGGCATCGCGGATAAACTCATACCGCTGATTGCAAAGCCGGGCAGCTTTACTATCCTCTGTTAGCGCAATGATATTAGACGCGCCGATCTGATTTAGCGCTGAGTTACAGATATCAACAACAGATGCCATAAAAATCTCCTAGAGGGTGGTGGGGGGTGTTCGGAAGTAACCCCCTACCATAGATAGAGAAGGCGGCTCGCGCCGCCCTCTCAGATTTTTAGTTCACAACGTAGTGAATGAGAAACGACATTGTGCCGGCGGTGCCACCAGTAGCATTGAACGTCGCTGCTACATAGTAGTAATCACCGGGGTCTGTCGAATCACCGGCAAGCTCAAATGCTCTCTGGCCAGCAGTATTGATGTCTGCTGCCTCAAAGCGCACGTCAGCCATAGCCGCTCCATCTGCTACGGATGTGGCAAAGACATCTTCGTCTTTGACCGTACCGTCAGGCAGATACAGACCTACGTTGAATGTGCATGACCCACCTAGTGCGTCAGAAGCGACGAACAGCTGGGTGATTGTTGCATGGCTCGGAATCGGTGCGAACATGACAATATCATTGTCAGTGCTATCACCAGCCGCCAGCTCAATAGTGCCTTGTGCAACACGGATCTCACCGCTAAGCAGTGCCGAGTTGTTAAACACCTGGGGGCTAGCTTCGAAGTTAGCAACAAGATCAGAATTTTTTGTTGTCATTTTCTAGCTCCCTTATGCTGACTCATCGCAATCGATTTGAACGACTTTTTCTTCTTCCATCCTGGTGCTTCCAAACTGCGCGCAGTAGTAGACCTGAGTGGAGTAAGATTTGTCGGCTCTCTCATCAATGCGTGAGGTTACGTCCTTACCGACTGCCAGCTTGATGCCATCTTGAGCCCAAGCAAAGCAGGTGCGAATGTTGCCAGCCTTGGCCAAGCGAGTTGTTACATGGAACTGAAAGCCCATGAACGTATTGATCTCACCTTGTACCAGCGCCTTTCGTACCACTACAGTTTTCACTGCCGCTATTGCGTTTGTGGTCTGGACTATACCTTGACCGTCGCCCTTGGCGTTACGGCCCTGCCCGTCTAGTCTCTACACCTTCCCATCTCTGGGCTTGGCTCGGTATTAGCATTTTACAGCCTTCACCGAATTTGAGCAGTTTTCGTCTGACCGTTTCCGATCAGATAGGCAAAGTGTTTACCGTGTTAAAATCGCTGGATGTGACTGTGGTGCTGTTCAACAGCGCCTCAATCTGGTCTGGCCCCACAGCGATATGCCGTGGAATTGATGGGTCAACTGAGCCCAGGTCAAGAATTTTCTTGGCCTCGATCAGCTTCGCCAGTGTTAGGTCAGCACTGCCATTAGCAATCTGATTGGCCGCAAGCATCGTTGTGCTTGTGCCACCAGCCTTGCCAGTCAGTGATGTGCCTGTTGCTGCCGCAATGATGGCATCGTCCATTGCCCGGCCCATAGCCGCCGCTGCCGCACGGGCATAGGTGCTTGTTGGGTCAATAAGCATTTGGACTTTATCTGCATCATCGATAAGGTCGGCCCACTCATACGCATCCATAGTCACCATGCGCCGTGAGTGTGGTGTATCAACCATCGGGGTATCCTGATGGCGTGATGTACGTTTTACCGCAGCCGCTGCACCAACTTGATCGAAGAAAGCCTTTTCTCCGACTACTGATTCCTCTTCAACGCCGCCCCGTAGGATCGACCCCATCTGCTGAGAAAGCAGTGTTACGTTGGCACTAAACTGCTGGGAAAACGCGGTAGTGATTTGCGTAGACATATCCATGTCTCCCTTTGTTTGCAGTTAAATGGCTTGCTACCCGGCACTATGCCGGACAAAGGTTTTTGCATTTTACGGTTGCGACCGACCGGGGCTATGCAGCTTGTCCGGGTTTTTGCTTTGGTGACTTGGCCAGCTGGGCGCTAGGCTTGTCAATCGGCGCTAGGCACCATTGCAAATTTCTTTCGGCGTGTTCTAGCGGATTATTGATCATAACCGCTGAGCCTGTCTCTAACGTCAGACGCAAGACCTCTAGCTTGAAATCTCTATCAGCTTCCGACATTGAGCATCTCCTGATATTTCAACCCCTCTTGCACATAAAAACCATGCTCAGGGTGCATTGAATCCCAATATGGTGTGCCTGGCGCCCGGATCTCAGCGAGCTTGGCTCTGGCATCATCAGGCGTCAGACCGCCGGATGACTTGGTGCCGGCCAGCACATCTTCACCAATCTTGCTGTTTATAAACTCACCGACGTTGACCATCATCTTTATTATTTCTGGATGATCGCCGAGTAGCCGTCCATCAGCCATTTGAAGCTCTGTAAGACCTTCTGCGCCAAACTCTTGCATGACCGCGTTGCCGTTGCTGACACGATCTGCAAAGGCAGCGCCATATTCTTTTTTCAGTTCAATCTCTGTTGTTTCGCGCAATTGCTCGATCTGTCCCTCATCAGCCCCGATCTGTGTGCCTAGAAACTCATTGTACCCACCCAGTAGCTTTTGTGCTTGTGTTGGGGTCAATCCTATTTCATGCACAGTGTTGCGGAACCAGTTGAGCATATCGTCATTTTGTTCAATGCCTTCTGGCATCTCATTAACCAGCTCATAGCCGTCCGGCGTATCTGGTCGGCCTAGTTTACGCCAGACCTCGCTCCAGTCTTCGTCAGTGGCGTGTTTGCCGGGTATGGCTACCTTGTCAGCACCAATCATCGATTGTGCATTGACCAGGCTTTTCGCCATCGCGCCAACGTCTGTAAAATGTGCTAATGATTTATGATCCCGGATTTCTTCGGGAATTTGAGAGCGCCAGTCAAATTCGACCTCGCCACCAGACTGGGCTACCGTTGCATCGGCAACGACCTCAGCTACCTGCTGTTCTTCACTCATTTGATATCATATCCTCTAATTGTTTGCGGTCACGCAGCATTGACCTGATAAAAAGCAAAACCGTGCGCTGCCCCTCACGGTAGGCTGTTTCACAAGGATCAGCCGAAAATGTTGTCGAATGTTCACAAAATCTCACACCCAGATCGTCCAGGATGCGTTGCCCGTCCTCACTTGTGAACACAGTCTTATAAAGCTGTATCGTATCTTCCGGCGTCATTCAGCTGCCTCGGACGCCTCACCCGCATCAATGGCTCTGACCATAGGTGCGGCGTTGCCAGCAGCCTCAGCGGTTTGCATCAACTGTTGCTGTTCTGCCATAGCGGCCTGTTGCTGGGCGCGTTGCGCGCGTAACACCGCAACCTCTTGATCGCCTCTTACTGCCGTAGCCGGCACTGACAGGATTTTGATCAGGTGGCGTGATATGCCGTCTGAATCCACATAATCCATGATTGACGGATCAAGCTGCGATAGCGGCGTCATTAGCTCTAGCAATCTGGTCATGGACTGTATATCGCCCTGACGCTGCGCCTTGGCCAATGGGCTTACATAAATGATTTCTATGTTTGACCCGCTCATAAACTCCGGTGCCGGGGCAAATGCCTTTTGCCGTGACAGGATGCTATACACTCTGGTGATTAGTGGTTGCAATAGCTCCTGACTCAATCTGCCGGTAAGCGGCCCTAGCAGTCTCATTTTTTCTTCGGTGCGTTGTATGACTTCGGTTGCCGTCATTTGCGGCCCTTGGCCCAAGATCAACTGATCTACATAGAAAGCTGCACGGATTGCGCCTCGGCGTTGCTCTTCCATGTTGAGCCCTAGCGGGTTGTTTGCCCCTATATTTAGTGGTTCGATCCGGTCGCGTGTACCAGATCTATAAAAGTTTAGACCGCCCGGCACTGTTCTGACCGGCAGCATGAAGCCGTCATCTGGCACCAATAGCGGCGGGTCAACCTGTTTTTGTGCTGCCCTAATTGTCACTTCGGACATTCGGTTCAGCATTTTGATATCTGCCAGTGCCGTCATTGATGGCGACCGGCCATAGCCAAGCTCGAACGAGCTTTTGCTAAAACGCGGCGCCATGTATGGAAACTCATCAAAGCCTGATTCGGATAATACTATCTTTTGATCGGGCTCAATATAGATTGACGCAAACGGCTTGTTCTCAGCTGTGACCTTGGTGACATCACGCTCATCACGGCTATAGACCGCGTGAAGCAATGTGATTTCATCATATGGATTATTCTGCGCGCGTTGCAGTATTTTACTATTGAATTTTTCTTCACCGAATCGGTTCATGGCGGCTCTGGCCGGCATTTTAAATTTACGATAGACTGTATCGACCCGGCCCTTATCATCCTCGGACAGAAAACATTCTTTGATATGCCGGGTGCTGAATCTGATCTGTTGCTCATCGTCTTTATCGACAAACATCACAGCAGTGCCAAATGTCACCAGATCAAGATATAGCTCGGCGATTTGTTCTTGAAAGTTAGAGCGATTGAACGCCTGGTACATAACGTCCTCAACGCCTTGCAACCATTCTTTGGCTTCATCGTCGCCGTTTAGATCATCATCATTGTATCTGAGCCCGAACCAGCTGGTGCTGCCATTAGTCAGCATACCGTGCAAAGAAGCCGCTAACAGCTCGGCTGCAAGTATCGCGGTGCCATCAAACACCAGCTCTGAGCGTTTATCGCCGGGTGAGCGGTTTTTTGTGACATCTGCCTTGCGAGGCACTACAAAGTCAGCGATTTCCTGCCAGTGGCTTTCCCACGTCTGGCGTTGTGTTTCCAGGCTGTGGAAGCGCTTCATCAGGATTTGTGCGATTTCATCAGCCATTTAGCCACCTAGTAAAGTTTTTTGCTGAGTGGGGGCATCGCCCATCACACCAGTCGTGCTGGTCATAATGGTGCCTGATTTCTTCTTTTTCTTTTTCTTTGGCGCACCCTCACCCTGTTCGCCGGCATAGATGACCTCATCCGGGTTATCAGGCTCTGCTGCATCTACCGGCTCATTTACCGGCTGTTGGCCACGCATCATGGCTTCTTGTTCTTTTTTTGATGGTGTCACGCCCAGAGCTTTGAGCGGCTCACCGACCACTTTTTTTACAATTTTCTTAAATGTACCGCCCATCATTTGCCTCCAAGCAGTGATTTATATTCGACTGGCGCCTCAGTGGTTACACCTTGCGGCCCTGTCTTCTGGCTAGTCTTCATTGTCGCCTTGCCTTTTTGCTTTTTCTTGGTCTTTTCAGTTTCGCCGCTAGGCGCCTTGACCACCGGATCAGGTGTGGGCGGCGGTGGCGGTGGTGGGGGTGGTGGCGGCGGTATATTTACTTTTGGCTGTAAAAAACTCATGCGACCACTCCTAGCGGGTTGTACGCGTTGTCTGCGATTTTTTGGGGCGCCCTCTGCCACGTTTGGGTTTCTTTGATACCGACGGCGAGGTAACGGAAGGCGTCTGCCGCGTGGCTTGACCAGTCGTGGACGGGCGTGGATCTAAAACTTCTAAGGCGCTCATTATAAGCCCGGTGATAGTGTCTAAGAGCTTCCAGACCTGGGCCGCAGTTTGTTTTATCAAACCAGCAACGGGGGATAAGCATTTGTGCAGCATGGATACCGTCCTCTAGTGGTAGTTTTGGCACGACCCGAAAGTTAATACCTAGATCCCAGGCGACCTCTCGCCGGCTTTTACCGGAGCCCAGCTCTCTTACCTCAATGTCGTGCGGCGCATTGTGTGTGCCGTAAAGGTAGTCTTTTTCTTGTAGCATCCGGGCATAGTGCGGTAAGCCCTCGCCCCGGTTCTCATAAAAATCTATAACGTGAACAGCCCGTCCAACATTCTGCGTAAACCAAACACAAGTGCTATCGCCAACACCCAGATCCCACCAAGTATCCACCTTACAGGTTGGATCATAGGGAACTGACGATATGCGGCCTGTTTCCTGAGCCGCTTGCAACTCTTTTCCAAAAACAGCCCCCGGCACATTGGCCACCCAGCTGCACTCAAACTCCTGCTGGAACTGATCCTCAGACATCATCGACCGGGCAGCGTCCAGCTCCTCATCATCCAATATGCCAGTCTCACTAGCCTTATGGATCGCCGTGTACCAATCGTCCTGCCCCTCAGCCGCCGTATAAAGCTCATAGAAGGCGTTGTGGCCCCTCGGTGTACCAATGAACAGAGCCTTGCCCTTACGGTCGCTCAGCGCCGGTCTAATGACCTCTGGAAACAAACTTTCCGGCATATCTGCCATTTCATCTAGGCAAGCCATGTCCAAATAGATACCGCGTAAGCTATCCGGGTTCTCAGCCCCCAGCAGCTGTATCCTGGCACCGTTCGGCAAATCACACCGTAGCTCAGTCTCGTGAAACCTAACCATAGGTATCTTGCCGGCGAACTGTTTTAAATAATCCCAGGCCACCGCCTTAGCTTGCCGGTAGGTGGGCGCTATGTATGCACAGCGCGGGTTGGTATTCGGATTTAGCACCGCCTCTCTAAGCAGATGATTTATCGCCATGACAGTCTTGCCAGCACGTCGATGCAGTACGACAACGCCCCATCGCTTCTGGCTAAGCTCGTCATGGAGCTGAGCTTGCAGCGGTCGTGGTGTATATGGAATTTCGATGTTCATGTCAGAGACAGGCTCATGTCAGGATATTATACGCTATAGAGTCGGCGGGTTAGTCGCGGGGTGGTAGGGGGTGCCGTTTTGCAAATCCTGGTACAGAATCCTGTCCTGTACACGACATTTGACTACCAATAATCTGCCCAGAAAGACTAAGCCCTTGTTTTCGTTGAATACACAATGTCGCATAACATCTATTATGGAAAAATTAAAGCTTGGGGGTCGATGTCTGCCAGCCTCGTGCGCGCGAACACTGACACGCCCAGCCTTTTGTATATATCAATTCACAGCCACAACTTCAGCATTGCCCCACGTCAAAGTCACAGTCCCGCTTTGCTGTTGCTTGTCATCCGCTTTGTCTCTGATGCCCAGTGGTTGCATCTGCCTGATGTGTTTGTCCTTGTGGTCAGCCTCTAACCTACGGCGTTGTACCTCAGCCATAGCCAGCTTGGGATCGTCCGGCAATGGTGCTTCGACCAAGTCAATGATCTGGTCACGCATTACCTCACACTGTAGCGCTCTGGCCGTCCTGTAAGCCGTGTAGGCGTCCTCGTCCTCTTGTACATGGCGAAGCACCGTACGCCAGCTGGGCAAGCTGTCATCGTCATTACAGATGCGTGTAAGGCTAACCCCGTCAGCTATGCGCTCACAGATCGTTGTCATCTGGGCTTTTGTAATTCTGCGTTTTGCCATCAATCATCCAAAGAAACTGACCCGGCTACGGCATGATGTAGCCAGGCCAGCTTTGTAAGGTTCTCTATTGTGGGAGGAATGACGCAATATCTTGTGCATCATAATTGAATCTGTACCAATTTTAGTGCATTTAGGTCAAGCGATAATATAAATTTACCAAAATATCTTTATATCTGCGTTTTACTATCCTTGGATCGTTGAGCTGCAATATCCTGGCTAGCTTCGTCCAGGCCGGGCCACGATCACGAAAAGCAGCGCTGTGAGCCACAGCCCAGACCAATCTACGATCATCGTCATTGAGCTTGGTAACAGCAATCTGCAGCGCCTTGTCATATCTTGTGATTTGATCAGGCGTAGCTTTTAGCTTGGGCGCTTCAAAAGCATTGTAGCCATAGGCTTGCCAATCTGTGACATAATCAGGCCAAGCACACATCTTTTGCCTGCGTAGGGCCGGTGGCAGCTTTCGTTCTGTCTCAGCTGCTTCCATAAACAGATCATTGATCTCAACGACGTTCATTGAGTTCGTCCAGCTTTGCGTTGAGCCAATCCTGCCGATCCAGTGGATTCATGGCACTCACAGCGTTCTGCAATTCTCTGTAACGATCCACGCCAAGCATAGGACGCAATCGCTTGAACACCCGGCGCTGTAATTCATCGAGCGGCGCTATCTTAGATCTAGCTATAGCTGAGACATACTGAGCATTGCTATGCTTAGTTATGTTATTAATAAGTTTATTTATGGTTGGATTTTCTGAGATATTCTTAGACTGTCTTAGATTAGTCTTAGATACGCCGGCTGCGCCGATTTTATTTTCCTTTTTCATATCCTGTCAAGCCCCTTTCTGCCTGTTTCACAGCTTCACGCCAACATTTATCATTGGCGCATACCAGCTTGCCGCTTCCCAATATCACCCAAGTTCCCATCATTTGCTCGTGATACGCCCGGCAGATACAGCACCTCTGCGGCCAATGTGTCTGATCCAATGTCCATCTCCATAATCTGACGTGCCATTTGATCTAGCACATAACCTTCTGTAAGCACCCCGTGACCGCCATACTGCGTTTTCGCCCAAGGCTCGATACCCCAGGCTTCAGCAATCATAAACAAACCCATACCATCCAGCACCGAGCGCCGGTAATCAGCCCGTGCCAGTTGCATTGCTTCATTGTGTGTCATCCCGTACAATCCCCGCCGTCTGCCTGACAATCGCCATTGGCTTGCAGTATCTGATGTAGCATATAAGCTGATGTTCTGCCGCCAGAAAAACTGATCTGAATGTTACCGCCTGGCAGTTGATAGGGGTTGCTCATGCTACTCATCACGCACCGCCTTGATGGTCAGCCCGATCTGCATGGCTATTTGCGGCACTATCGCGTTCCCAAGCCCCCTCAAGCGGCTAACGCGGTCTTTGACCCCTGTTGCTACTCTTGGGATGTCTTCTGGCTCTCGCTCCCATCCGTCAAATCTGTCCAGCCCCTTGGGTAGCCCATCAGCCAAGTCACAAATTCTGGATTCAGTGTTCCACCTGCGTGGGTCGCAAGGGTCACGCTGTTCCGCGCCAACTCCGCTGGACTGTGGCCATTGTCCTTGTAATCTTTCGCGGTTGGGGTCGGCCACATCTTCGTCATTCGGGCTGGCTCCAAACTCCCACCTATCATTGCCTCGGCTTCCTCTCGCGTCACTTCCCCTGCGTAGACTTTCTGTCGCATCTGTTTGATGCTGCCCTCTGACCTTGCTTGGCTTGCTGTCGGTGTCGGCCACATCTTCACTTGGTCTGCTAAATTCGCCCCGAATACCAAGTTCGGGTTGGTCTGACTGATGCGTCTGCCCTTCTCGTCCAGCTTGCGTGGCCCCCCTGTGCCATCCGTCGTTCGAGGTGTTGCCCACCATCCGCTGTTCATTGATGGTGCCATCTGGTTCGCCTTGGCTGTTGATGTGTGCAATAATCCAGATTCGCTGTCGGCGGTGCGGAGCATTGACGGACACAGCTCCAATACAAAATGTTTGGACTGCGTAACCGGCCTTATCTTCCAGGTCAGATAGCACTTGGTCGAGCCCCAAACTGATGTGTCCAGAAACATTCTCGAAAACGCACCAAGAGGGCCGTTTTGCTTGCACAATGGCAAATATTTCCGGCCAGATGTGGCGGTCATCTTCCTCGCCTCTTTGCTTCCCGGCAACGGAGAATGGCTGGCAGGGATATCCGGCTGTGAGGATATCGCAGTTTGGAACAAGTCTTGTTGGGTCACTAGCTAACTCCTTTACGTCATGGGCAATCGGCACGTCTGGCCAATGCTTTGCTAATACCTTGCGGCTCCACGGCTCTATGTCACAAAACATGACAGGTTTGGATAAGCCAGCCCACTCAAAGCCCAAAGCAAAGCCGCCAATGCCACTGCATAAATCAACGTGAGCCATCATGTCCAGCCCCTGCCATCGCAGCTGTAACAGCTAGTCCACTGAACACAGCCATAGCCGTCAGGTTCGCGCACCATGCCATCATCGCACTGATCGCATGGCGTAACAGCTATGCCAAGCCCACAAACATTACAAACAACAAGGCCACCTTTGCGTCTCGGCAAGATTGTCTCGCATTTGGGACACATACCCCATCGCAACCTGTTATGCCATGTGCCATCGCCTTCAAGCATCAAATCCCTGCCCTCAGCTTTACAATGGGCTCTAAAATATCGCGTACCTGTTCGACCGACCTGGCCAAGCCCCAATGGCACCCAGCCAGCAATAGCCGGTTTCGCATCTCTTCCTGGTTTGGTGTGAGCTTACCGCCTTTAAAGCGCTTCAGCTCTATAAAGACCGACGTGCTACAGCCAATCTTGCTTTCATCCCCCGGCACAAAGATTTCTAGATCAGGCCAACCAAACTGAGTTCCCATCAACTTGAGCTTGTGTTTGAAAGCCACATGGCGTGTACCCTCATTCGGGCTGTGATGAAATACACAACCTGGCGGCAAAGCATAATGCAGCCACTCAGCTACCTGTTTTTGTAACTCATCTTCAGTCATGGCGTATATAGAAATCATTCGGCATGACCTCACCATTGGTCAAAAGAATGATCTTGTCCATGTAATTCTCATTAGGAATCAGCCGGTCTTTATGGCCGCGAGGCAAGCACCAGCGGCGTGCCACTGTAGCATGGGGCGCACCGACTTGACGTGCCAGTTCTGAGTATGACCAGCCCTGCCGACCTCTGTATTCATTGAGTTTCATAGTTGGTTGATAACACGCCTTGACGTATGCCGTCCAGTCCATTATGTCTCTTATATTATATTGACGGAAACAGACAAAAGAGAATGTAAATGATAGACACACCTGACTTTGCAACCAAGCTGGGTATCTGGACAGTGTCCAACCAGCGCTCAAAAGATCGAGCAAAAGACTTTTTTGAAAAGATACACGTTAGACCACAGATTGAAAAAGCCAAAAAGGTCTTGCGTAACAAACAATCCACAAGCAAAGAGATCCTTGAGGCCAAGGATGTTCTTTATAGATTGCGTGATGGCCGTGGCAGCGCCAACATGGCCGGCGGTACAGCGACACAGGTGGCGACAGACCTCAACCTGGTCATGGACAAACAAGGCAAAACCGTTCCACTGGCTGAGGCAATCCATGCCGGCGTCGAACATCTGCAAGCATATCAGCCAAACGACGACGCAGATGAGGCTCGCAAAGAAAAATATTTAGAAGAGTTGCCAATCGTCGTAGAACACGCCGTGAAGGGCTTACAAGAGGCTATGGCTAGTGACAACCGCATCTTGGGTGAGATCGAGCTGCTGAAGCCCCTGCCGGGCTTACAAGTGCCATACCATACCAAACCGGACTACAACCGGCGCGGTGATCTCAAGACAAAATGGTCACGGCCAAGTAGCCGGTCTAAATCTGGGTGGCAAGCCGGTAGTCTGCCCAGTTCGCTTACCGGTATGTTTGATATGAACAACGTGTTCCAAGCGGCTGGGTTCTGGGCGCTCAATGGCAACCTACCGCCTTTCATCGTGTATGCCAACGCGACAGACTATCGTGTGTTCACGCCAGAAAACGCGCCTGAGTTGCGGAATGATTTCTTGCAAGATGTTATCAATGAGGCGACGTTGTATCATCGCACTACAGAAAACCTGTTAAAAGCATCGGCGACCAAGGAAGACTTGTTCAGCTTGGTGTCACCAGATTGGTCTGCGATATACTGGCAAGAGACTGAAACATATCTTGATGAAGCTAGAAAACTATGGGGGATGATATGAAAATGTTTATCCGTGAAGGGTTCAACACCCTGATTTGGGTCATATTGATGGCCATCATTTATTTTATTTTGACAATGTTGTTTGTTGATCAAACCTGGTGGAGTCCGTCATAATGGGTCAGTCAGAGTTTGATTTCAGCAAACCACCACTTGTTCACAAAAACGCCAAAGACACAGAGATCAAAGCCGCTGACGTGGTTGCCCCCAAGGTGACCGGTATGAGGCTGAGAGTGTTACAGGCTTTGGACGTTGTGGACGGCATGACAGGTAGCCAGCTGACTGATCACTTGGATGCCTGGATCAACAGCGTCAAGCCCCGGCTCACTGAATTGCAAGGCATGGGCCTGGTAGAGGATAGTGGCCAACGCCAGAAAAACCCACGCGGCAATCAAGAGGTCGTGTGGCGTATCACAAACAGAGGTTCTAAATTTTTGAGAGGTGAATATGATTGACATAAAAAAAATACAAGCCGCCGTGGGTGCAATGGATCAAGTCACGGTAAAAGGTGGCAAGCAATACACTCAAGTTGCACAGCGTGTTGAAGCGTTCCGGGTCAACATCGGTGATGAGCTTGGCATGGAATCTGAACTGATCGTTGATGATGGCAAGCGTGTCGTTATGAAAGCGATCATAAAATCAAGAGATGGTTTTGTCGTTGCCACGGGCTGGGCAGAAGAGTTGCGCGGCCAAGGCGTCAACAAAATGGCTTGCATTGAGAACACTGAGACAAGCGCATACGGGCGCGCTCTAGCAAATCTCGGCATACATGGCGGCGAGTTTGCGTCTGATAATGAAATCGACAAGGCGAAACGCAATGAAAAGATTATCGATGAGCGCACAGCTGAAGAGTCCACCCCGCCGCCAAGCGACGACATACCGCTTGATGAGGATGATATGTGGCAGCAATGGGTCGATGCTGAGAAGCAAAAAATCGAGGGCTTCAATGAGCTATATCAACTTATGGGGTGGGGCAAAGCGACCAAGGCAAAGCGCGATCAGCTGACAGAGTATAACCGTGAAATGATCGCGGATCTTAAAGACGCATATCAGGAAAAACACAATCAACTTAATACAGGGGAAAGATAATGGCACAATTTAGTCGTACAAAATTTAAACTGAAACAGGACGTGATTGCAGTCGATGATGCCGGCAATGCTAATGAGTACCGGGCATCAGCTTTTCTACAGTTCCGCACTGAGTGGGATGACAACAACCGGCGTTACAAAGAGATGACAGACAACCAAAAACAGATTTGTGAAGAATTGCATCAACAGCTGTATCAAGCCGGCGTTGAGTTTGGAATCAGTATACAGTACCGCGATCCAATGGCTGGTGACGATTTAAAGTTGATGCCAAAGATTGCAACCTTTAGTCTTTTATGTAATGAGCCAAAGCAAAAACCAAAACCACAACCAGAGCCACAAGTCGATGACGATGGCTGGTGAGTTACAGGAACATGGGTTTGTGGATGATCCGCGAGCCCATGCCGACCCTGATCAATACGGCACGGTGGATCGTCCTGAAACATACATATTTATGAGATGGAAGAGTTACGATCATTGCGAAAAGACAGAGCCGTTCCATTACAGACATAAAAAAAAGACCCGCTAGCGCGGGTCTTTTTTGTGTTTGAGATGTCACTGCCAACCTGGTGTTTTGTTAATGAGAGTGTTTTCTAAAGCCTTGAGCTTAACGATACGGGCGAAGCGATCTGGGCGACTGGCCAAATGACCCTTCAAATTTGCTAATGCATGGCGTATGTCTGAAAGCTGACTGTCTATTCTTTCAGCGCTTAACCAAATGCACTTACATTCGCCTTCTGCCTGTTTGATAATTTTGTCTATTTTATTCATTGGTCTATCTCCTTTTCAAACCTTACCATAATTATATAGTGACGTTTTCCGTCAAGTTCAATACAAAAAAATATTTATCTAAATCGCCGTGTTTTAGCCATAATGCTTTTAGGTTGCTTGCTGAATTGCTTGCCAGCCCGTTTGGCTTTGCGCTTTGCCCTGGTTGTGGCGGCGTACTCTGCCGGCGACAGGGCTTTGATTGCGGCAGCTGGCAGATAACGCTCGCCAGTCTCAGAAGATTTTTTGCCCGACTTGGTGCGCCAATCTTGCTTGCTCCAATCTTTTAATGAGCGTTGCGATTTTCTCACTTGCCCACATCCTTCATCGCAATTTTGTGAGCTTCAGTAAAAGATTTATTTTGCTTGCCGCTCATCAACCGCCGCATCAAAGACATATGCTTCGACGTGTGGTGCTTTGAATGTTTTTTCAGAGTTGTCTTTTGTCTCTTTGTCAGGCTCATGATGTGTAACCCCCTCCGGCTTTTTTGTAACGCTTGGCCAAGGCTTGTGCTTTTCTGGCTGACCATTTACCAGCGGCGGTGCCGTAGGATGCGCTTGCCAAAATAGATTTAAACATCCGCTTACGCATCCCTGGCTTAGTATAGTTGCCGGCTTTATTGACCGTGCTTTTTTTCTTGGCCATTACTTTTTCTTTGGCTTCTTGCCAGCTTTTTTCATAGAGATTGCAGTGGCGGCTTGCTTCTTCATCTTTTTGGTTTTCATGCCACCAGATTTTTTACTGTAGCCATAAGCCATTATGCTTTCCTCTTCTTTTTGGATGCTATGATTTTCTTTTTAAGAGCTGTCGGCAATGTCTTTTGCTTGGCCGTCAGCATCCCGTTCCCATTTTTTTTCATTTTCTTTTTCATCATTCCAGGCATTAGGCTTTGCTCCTTTTCTTTGACTTGTTGCGCTTGGATATTGCTGCTGCTTTCTTCTTTGCATCTGATTTACTACTTGCACCCCAAGCCCGTAGGCTAAGAAGCAACCGTGTTGGCTTGCCCTTCGCATCTCGTTCCGGCCCCTTATTATTGCCCATCCTGGCCAAAAAAGAGGCGCGGCGTGGGCTGTCTCCGCGTTTGACGGGTGGCTTGAGTTTGGCTCCGGTAGTGCGTTTGAAATGCGCTCTGCCGGCAGCGTTCAGTCCACCGCTTGGATTTTGAAATCGCTTAGCTACCATCAATCAATCCGTGCCGGTATCCGTTTGCCCGATCATAGGTCAGCACCTCTTTTCTGGGCTCATGCACATAACTGCAATGAATCCAACCGGTGTTGCCGCCCGTGTAACACTCTAATATCAACTGATCGAATGGCAAGTGATCGCGAATCCATTCAGCCAGCTGCATATTGCTAATGCCCGGTATCTCAAAATCTGCCGCCTGGCCTTTGGCGTGTTGACTGTGAATGTTGCTGCCAACCGCTATGCACAGCTCCGGGCATCGATACCCAGAGCTAACTGTAAAAGGTATATTATATGCATCCCGTATAGGCTGTAGGATCTCCGCACACAGCTTCTCCATGTTCTCGATGGCAGAACTATCAGGCGTGTTGTCAATGCCCTTCCTGAGCGCTGTTTGGCTCTTTACCATCTCAGCCAAGCTAAAGTTTTTGGATAGCTTCATCGTTTTTTTCTTTTCGCTTGTTTAAAATTCTTTTTTGTTGGCGCGCCCTTCTGCCCAGGTTTACGCATTTTTTCGCCGCTGCCAGCTTGGATTCTTTTTCGCTTGGCGTGAATGTTTCTGTACAAACTCATTTACGAAATCCTTTTATGCCGCGTAAACCGAAGCTTGCGCCTATGCTGGCGTACATCGCCCACTGAAACCACTCTGGTGTACGAGAAAGAGCCGCAAACCCTTCCTCAACATACGGTTGAGTAAACGGGATAAAGCACATGGCAATAATGACAATGAACAGGATAGTCCAAGCTTCATCCTTCCAGCTATTGTCACTAGCTTGAGCCATGATCTTTTCCCAGCCAGCTTCATGGGTAGCGGCTACCTTCATCACTTCGGCTTCGGCCTCAGCTTTTGCCTGGGCTACCCTTCCCTTGGCCTTGGTTGCCTCTACCTTGCTCTCCATCCAAGACCCAGCCAGCGAGGCTATAGGGCCGATTAAAGCCTGTATCATTCACACCTCTCCTTACCAGCGCAATCCTCTGGGAAACACTGCGGTATCATAAAATAAAAATCATTGTTTGTGGACTTATGCCACATACCATCAGATCGAAGCCAATTACATTGCTCAATGGTCATCGGCTGCTGAAGTGCCATTTGACCTATCGGATGATTTGTAACACCATCGCTGCCCCACATGCTAATAACTAAGATATATAATGTTTCTTTCATTCTTTTGGCGTCCTTGCTTCTTTGCCAAGATAGATACCATACACGCCTGTCATCACGCCCATGATAACAGATACAAATGCAGACTGTTGCGTTGTTGGATTTTCAAGATTCATAAACCATTCTGCACAACGCCATGACATAGCAACAGATGCAAGCATTGTAAGCTTGGCTGTAAGATTAAACTGTATGTATCGTTTCCACCAGTCAGTCATAACACAATATCTTCTGCACTACTCTGTGACACTGTTACAAACAAAAACACAAACAATGCTATTGTGACTGCGATAATAGCGGTGACAAGTAGCGTTGCTTTAATCGTTTCTTCAATTTCCTTGGCCCTTCGTGCAGCCTCTCGACGCGCCGCCTTCTGCGCTTCTTTTTGCTCCCTAAGTTTCTGATTATGATGAGTGACAATCTCATTCCATGTGTCTGGCCCAAAGCGCAAGTTAATCATAGTTTTGATTTCTTGCATTTGCTCCTGTAATTTTTTAGCCTCAAGAACTGCATCAATGCTGCTTTGGAACTTGATGTCACCAACACCAGCTTGCTTATTACGCTCCTCATTAAGTTTCTTTTGACAGTCAAACAGTGTGCCGATTTGTTGTGAAATATCAGCAACAGATTGAACATCGTTTATACGGGCCTTGATGAAAGCAATCGCATTGGACGCTGCGGTAACAGCAGCTATTGCTGTCGTTACTGGCTCCATCAGATAGCATCAGGCCAATCACTGATTGGTGCATTGCCTGTTGGATTTCCGTCACTATCAACCGGGGTATCGTACAAGGCCATGAATTTTGCATGAGTTTTTACAGCATTGATTGCTGTTTCAATTTTTGCACATGATGTTCGGACTGCTGCTCGGTAGGTACTTACGTCAGACGGTATAGCTTTGTCAGTCTCTGCTTTGCGTGTCACATACCAGTCATACGGCGCAAGCAACCCAGCCGCCTCTGCTTTGGCTTGCGCTATAGCCACAGACTTGAGGCCCAGCGTGACGATCTGTTTACCATCTGCATTTAATAACGCCTTACCGTCTTCATCAACCTCATTTACATCTGTCAGGCTTTTTGGAATCAATGTGCCATCAGTTTTTCTGCCATGATAAAACCTATTATCAAACGCAGCCTCTGATGCTGGTGGATTTTCCCAACTAACACCCCAGTTCTTTTTATCAGTATCACTCCAAGCAGATGCCCAGTTGTATGGGTGCTTGAACCCATTGTCATCAACCCAGCCCCTGCCTTCTCTCAAAGTTTTGCTTTTATACTTCCACGGCATAATTATCTCCTATCGTGCATTAGCAAATTTGAATGGGGCTTCGGCAAAGGCGAGGTAGATGTATGTTTCACCGTTTGTATTAAAAGTGCCACCAGTGTTTGTAATCTTAACCCCATTAGAAACAAAATCACCAAAGGTAAAAGGCACTTCAGCAGTGTTATCATTCGGATTTAAAAATAAATTAGAGACATTTTGAGGATTTCTTGCAGCATCTAATATGTGCCAGTTTCGTGAAGCATCTATATCTTTGAGTAAAATAAAAGCTGGTCTAAACCCTGTGTAAATAAAAGGGCCATCTGCATCATTATTGCCGACATATGACCCAACCTTGCTATAGCCCTCAACACTATGAAAACAATACGCTATGTAAGGACTTGTATTTGAATTAACATTGGTTGCACTGCCAACGGTGAAAACATTTGCATCTGGACTGGCTGTAAAAACAACATTGCCCAGACCCACAACAGAGGGTTCCTCAAGACGTAAAATATTCGAACTAGTAAATCCTAGACTAGGTTCTCCAACCATCCAGCTATCTCCACCATCTAATCGTTTAATAATTAAAAACTCTACCGCAGAGTTGAGACCATGTGGAATTTTTATAGGATTTGCAGTAACGCCAGCATATTTTACAATCGAAAATCCTGCTTCTGTATTTGCTGATAAACGAGTAACAGGGATGTCTGGAGAACCACTAAAAGCACCGCTTTTATTTACACCATCAATTTTAACAGATCCTGCTGTTGGTTCTGCACCAGCAGCATTAGTATTATCTGTTGTTGGTGCGCCACCAGCTTTCCAGTTCCAACCTACATATGTTCGACTATTATAATATAATTCGCCACTATCAATACTACTCTCTACAAATTGATAACCGCTGCTAGTAACGCTGAATGTCGTACCTGATACTCCGTTTGCGCCTTCCGCGGAACCATCACTAGACACAAGAAACTTATCAGTTACTGACACGTTACCACGCACAACATCAGTTAAAAAGTGACGCTCTGAATTATTTCTATTTTTTATCCAACTCCAGTCAGGAGTGAAAGATATGCTTCCGTGGGTATGAGTGCCATTACTTGATGCTGCTGTGTATAGAATAGTGTCAAAATAATCGTCAGCTTGGCTGCTTTGTCCGGGGCCGATTGTTATGTCTGGTAAGTTAGATGTGCAAAGAGCCAAAAAACCAGTTGGGACTGCATAGAAAAAATCACCCACACCATTTGCATCACTATTACCACCAGCGGTTTTGTTTCCTGCAAAAGTGCTATCCTGACCATAGTTTATTATGCCACCACCAGCACCGCTGCCGCCATAACACGACAAGCCAATGCAATATTCTTTGTTAGCGGTAATTGTTTTAGATGGATTAGTCCCTGATGCTGGGTCTCCATCAGCCGCACCTACTCTGTAATAAGTGTTGTTCCTACCTAAGAAAACTTTACCTGTGTCACAATCAAAAGCAATTTGGTAAATGTCACCAGTTGAGCCTGTTATGCTTGATGCCAATACGCCTGTGCCGCTTTGTTGCCTAATGCTTAAATTACCAGCAGAGTTATTCAAAATTGCACAAGCATCAGCAGAAGCATTATACAACATTGTTGTTAAATGATTTGCATTTCTATCGTCTGGTGTTGGTATTTCAGATATGCCAAACTCTAAATCATCTGCACGAGGAAGCACAGCGTAGCACTCAAAATACCACTTGCCTGATGTTGGTATGTTCATTGTGCTATACGCTTGATGCGATGAAGATGTATTAGTCGTAGTAGATTTCAAGTTACCTTCAGCAAGTGTAATGTTACTACTGACTTGCAACGGATTTAACGTAGGAAAATTATTAGTCGGACTGTCAGGTACGATATCAGTTGCGGCTAGATTGTATGCGTCAAAATCATTACTGCCAGCTTGGTCTGCAAAAACATCAGGGTCTGAGACATTATCAGTAAAACTAGATGTAGAAAAATCAAGATGGAATCCGTTTGTGCCATATGAGCCGGTGTATTGTTTTGGAATCCAGACACCATCTTTCGTTTCACCGAAAGTGTCTGGGCCATAACTTGTGCCGTCAACAAAATTTACTTCAGCCATATAACCATGAAAATTTCTTGAAGAGCCAGTGCTATAACCACCCATCTGGTGATCGTTGCCAGATTGATTTATTGTTGAATCAATATCTTGGTTGACATGTTGCTGTCCACTAAAAGATGTTATCTGTGTTCCATTGACATATATACGACTTCTATCGGCAGCCGTTGCTTGTGTCGTGTCTACTCGCCAGACAAAATGATACCAAGCCGCACAATCACGGAAGACTTGACTTGACGTTTTTTGTTTAGCTGATAGTTGAACATAAAGCGTATCATCACTGTTAAATCTAAAAGTGCTATAAGAACTTGATCTACCGTCTGTGAATAAAACCTGTTGACTACCTAAACTTGCTCTTTTGACCCAAGCACTCCAAGTCCATGTTTTCATATTACTTGAACTGGTTATATCGCGTTTTAAATACGCATTATCGCTGTCATTAAAACGCAAAGACTGGTTAATCGTGTGTGGGTAAAACCCAGTGCTAGGGTTTGTGAACCATTTATCTGGACTAAACATTATGCAAACGCCAGTTGTGCTGCGCCAAGTAAAATACTGTTATCTGCTTTGACAACGTAAGGCAAAACATCATAAGCGTTGTTTGCAGATGACAGAGTAATACCACCAGCCGCAGGGCTTTCGTAATCACCATGCAGTGACAGTGTTGCAGCAGAACCACTTGATGGTTGAATAAGTATTATAACACCTGTTTGCCCAATCTGACTGGCTTCAGTAGTTGGCGCAGCAAGAGTGTTAGAACCAGAAGCTAGTGTAATTATAAAGTTTTGATATGTATCAAAATCAAGCACACCACTAGTTGCTGACAGTGCATCTGTATATGTGCTTGGTACTTGCGCTTTTAAAAAGGTGCTTTGTGCATTTGTGCTTACAAGTGTGCCGTCACCGCCAGCCGGTAGCGTCAATGTATTAGTTACACTAGCAGAGTGTGGCTGTGGCTGTATAGTCTGTGCGTGT